CCGCTGTCATAGAAAACCGGGAACATCTTGAGCAGAATGTCAGCCGTGCGCTTAATGCCGCGCGCCAAGTTGCCCGTGTAATTGTTGTTTCCCTGCGCCGCCTGATGGCGCCGCGCGATGATCGCTTTACCGCTTTCCTCGCCGCCCTTTGGCGACTGCGTGCCATCGTAGACGCCCGAGATTGAGCGCAGATCGTCCGCGCTTTGCTGGCGTGCCGCAGACATCGCCTGTATCGGCGGTTCCGTCGCGATCTTAGACGGCGGATTGACACCCGGCACGTTGCGATACGGCAGCACCGCGAAGTTGCGCGAGTTGGCTTGTGCCCAGATAGCTTGAAACGGTTCGATCTGTTCGGCCGTGGCGAGCCAGTTCGCCTTCGTGCCGAGCGCCATCGTTTCTGCGATCGCCGAGGAATTGTAGTTGAAGGCGCGCTGCGGTTCCATCAAATCTTCGACCATGCCCTTAATGCGGAGCTCGCCGTCGACGAGCAGCCGGTCGCCGTAAATCGTGACGATGGGTATATCGTCCGTCGCGAGTTTCTTCTTAGCCCGAAGCCATTCAACGCCGTTCGAGTGCGCCACGTACGCGCTGCGCCGCTTCGCTTTGCGTTCGATCGGTTCGCCGTTCTCGTCGACCGCGACGCGCGCATCGTCCGGTATTTCGTTGTCGTACACGACCGAGCCGTCCTCGAGTTTGACGAGCGTCGCGTCTTCGTCTTCGATCGTGAAGTACTCAACCACGCGGCAGCCGTCCTTCGTCATCCACCCCGGCGCCTGGTCGCCCAGACCTTCGAAGTCGGAGCGCCCCACGAGTTCAGAATCGGGATACGCGGCGTTATGCGCGTCAACGCTCAGATCGATCGTGACGAAGCAGTACCGCGCGTCCGACTTGTCCGGTTTCTTGCTTGCCGGATCCCAATAGACAGAGAGCGGATTCCAGATGGGCTCGATGAATAACTCTTGGTCGAACGATTGCGGCAGGTAGTCGTGATCGATGCGCCACGACGCGAACCCGCCGATCACCATGTACTCGAACGCGTGTTCGTAGGCGAGTTTCGCGGACGAATGCGTTTCAACGTGCCGCGTCAGCCCCTGCACGACTTCGGCGTGTTCGTCGTCCGCGCCGCCGCCCTCCGGTTCAATCTCGATCGACGGCGGATTGGTACGCACGTCGTTTAAGACCTGGCGCACGATGGCCGGGAGCCGGTTATACGTGAACGCCGGCCGCCCATCGGCCCGCCGCGCCGCGAGGATATCGGGAAGCCACTGCGATCCGTGATAGAAAGTGACGCATTCAAGAAAAGAGACACGATTGATCGTCTCGCCTTCTTCCGCGTCACGGAAACGGCTTTTCATTAATGCCAATGCGTCTAAATCGTCGTCTTTTCTATCGGTCACAGTACGCCCATCCCTAGCGCACACGCGCTATTTTGCCGATAAGAGAAGTAGTGGCTAAAGTCTTTGATTATCGGTGTGTAAAGTGCGATATCACGAAAGCACCGAGCGAGTTTCGCCCCCCCCACCACGCCTGCAAACTGTGCCAAAGAGACACCCAGCGAGAATGGGTGGCGCAGAACCGCGAATTCTCGAACGCGCGCCGTATGGAGTGGTCGAAAGCGAACCCGGAGCGGGAGACGGTTACTCGGAAAAAGACATACTATAAGAGCCGCAACAAGGTCTTGGTGCAGATGGCAGCATATCGCCAGAAACATGCGGAGCGATTGAACGCGAAGGCGAGACAATACCGCGCTGAACACCTTGCTGAGAAAACAGCGTATTTGGAGCAGTACCGCGCGGCCAACGTCGCGAAGGCCAACGCATACGCCAAGCAGTATCGTGCGGACAATGCCGAAAAACTCAAGCAATGGCGATTGGATAACGTCGCGCTTCTCGCCCGTCTCGATAAAGAGTATCGGAAGGCGCACCCCGAGAAGGCTGCCGAGAAGACTCGGCGCCGACGCGCCATAGAGATGCGCGCCGAGGGATCGCACACGCGCGATGAGTGGCTTGCGATGGTTGAGCATTTTAACGGTTATTGTGTTTGCTGCGGAAAGCACTTCGGCGTTGAAGGTCTCACTGAGGATCACGTTGTCCCGCTGACATGGGGCGGTTCCGAATGGATTCAAAACATTCAGCCCTTGTGTACTTCGTGCAACTGCAGCAAGGGTAATCGCCACGCGACGGACTACCGCAAAACCCCGTTCACTGGAAACGGACAGCAGCGGCTTTTCGGTTAAGATCGCGTCTAAGTCGTCCAAATCTTCTTTATTCATGGTTTAACGCGCGCCGCGCGCACTAGTTTGTATGCAATTAGCCAAATTAGACGCCGCGTGCGCTGCCATGCGCGCGCGTTCCGCGCGGACATGGAAGGACCGGCGCGACGATGTACGGGAAGACGAAGCGATGCTCAAAATGGGAAGGTTCCTTGTCGCCGAGCAGCGCGCCGCCCGGCGTGAGCGTTACGTGACCGCGATGTGCGGCGTGAAAACCTCGTGGCCGCGTATCGAGGAATACGGTAAGTTCTGGACCATCACCAAGACCACGCGCCGCGAGTGGCACGCGCGACGAGTTCCGTGTTTTCAAAGCTGGAAGACGGCGAGCGTCGAGCCCGATGAAGAGGAAGGCGACGCCTAGAGACCGTCATCCCATCCAGCCGCCGCCGGGCGTCGACGGCCGCAGCCACGAATCGAGCGACAGCGCCGCGGGACGCGTCCGCATGATATCCGGCCCCGTCATGCACGCGTAACGTAGAGAGTCGACGGCGTGATCGTTCACTTTCACGATTCGCCCCTTCTCGTCGCGCCGGTACAACCGCATCTGCTGGAGTAAGTGCGTCAAATGCCGCATGATTTTCAATTGCCCGGTACTCAGCAGGTTCCACACGAGCGTGGTTCCCGCAGTGACCGCGTTATCGGCGGCCGTCAATTCGAGACCGAGCTCGCGGTACACATCCATTAAGTCGCGCCCGTCGAGTTGCGACGAACCCATTGCCGCAGGATCGACCGCGCCAGGCACCCAGGCGCCTTTACTGCGTATCGCCGCCGCATGTACGGCAGCTTCAGCCTGTCCTCGATAATACTCGTCGTACGCGATACAGACACGCGCCTCGCGATCCCAGGCGAGCCAGATGGCCGCCGTTTCGTTCCAACCCACGTCGAGACCGTAGGCGCGCGGCCAGGACTCATCGGGCTTGCGATCGGTAACGTACTCGTCCTGTGCAATCGGATAGATCGCGCCCGCGCCGAGATCGGGTATGCCTTTGGACCGGCTATCCCGCTGGTACGGAGGCGTGAGCGCAAGCATTTCATCCATTGCTTCAGCACTCAAATGTGGGCAATCAAGCCAGCCCGCTTGTATCACAACCTTGCCGCTCATTTTGGGTCTCCCAGTACCCGCAGGGGAATGGTGTTTATGGGTATTTTCGAGTGAACTGTAAGTAGTGGACGCAATCGAAAAGACCTGTACGAAGTGTGGGGAAACAAAGCCATCCGGAGAGTTCTACAAAGGTCGTTATGAGTGCAAGTTCTGCTTATGCGCTCGCATGAGGGCATACAGCGCGGCTAACACAACCCGTATCGCGCAATACCGAGCAGATAACGCTGAGCGCCGAAATGAACAAGGGAAAACGTGGCGCGCGGCGAATGCATGGCACGTCAAGGAACACCGGAAACAGTTTTATATCGAAAACGCTGAGCGCATAAACAAAGCGAAAAAGATAACGCGCGAAAAAACAGTCAAGCAGCGTAGCGCCTCCAAGAAAGTGTGGGACGCGGCGAACATTGAGCACCGGAAGCAGTACAACAAGGCGTGGCGCGCAGCCAACGCGCAACATATTAAGGGATACTTCGCGACCAGCGAGAGGTGGAAACAATCTAGCAAGCACTCCAGCCGCCGCAGACGCGCGATCAAGAACAATATCGAAGGCTCCCATACACAGGTCGAGTGGCGTGCGATTGTTAAGCAATTCAAAGGACGCTGCGTTTGTTGCGGCGAGTATTTCGGTTCTAAATTGACACTGGATCATGTTATTCCGATTTCACGCGGAGGAACCGACTACATTTCAAACATTCAGTGCCTATGCAAACAGTGCAATAGCTCAAAACGCGATTGGCATTCGACCGACTACCGTAAAACGCCATTTGCCCGCGCAGGACAACAGCGCATGTTTGATTAGCCTGTGTGATCGTCCAAGAACGCGGACACTACCGCTGAATACCCATTCAGCGGAGTAAACAGCAGTAACCCTATTCCTTGCTTAACCATCGTGCGAAGCATGGATTCCACGTATACGTCCAAAGGAGGTTCTTCGTCGAAGATCACAATATCAACGTCCGTCCCTTGGAAACTTGGTCTTTGCTCCTCGTAACTTTTCATCCGCAGCGTACTTGTTCCGCCGCTCACATGGCGAACGTGTAACGTGTCGATCGCGTCTGACAATCCCGATTTTCGCGTGGCCCGTTCAATACAAGAACCTCGCACCAGGCCGGTTCCAATCTGAGCTAGTGGCCCGAGCAGCTTGAGTTGCAACGAGTCGCGCACGACCGAGTTTTTCTCGCCTACACACCATGCCGTGACAGGCTTTGGGAATATGCGACCGTGCCACCAGTCGGGATAGATCCCGGTTAGCCACGTCGCGAGGCAGTAACAGCCTAACTCGCTCTTACCGATCTTGTTCGCAGCGATGAACGCGACCTGATTACTTGTCGCCGTCGCCGCAATCACTTCCATGTGTTTGGGATATAGCGAGCGTCTAGTGGGACCTTCCGCTAAGAACATGGTGTCGATCTTATTTTGTTTCCGTCTGCGCTGCTCGCTAAGCAGATCCGCGAGCGGCGGAAGCGTCGGCGGTAACGCGCGTGGCAGCGCCAGAGTAGACATTATTTAGAGGTCGAGAATTTCATCAGCGGAATATCTTCGTACCGCGGCAGCAGCAGCGTATCGCGCCGCTGCGCGTCGCGGTACGCGCCTTCGCTCATGAAGCCCAACGCCGTATGCACGTAGCCGTCGAGATCGCGCTCGATGCGAAAGACCGTCGCTTCCGCGGGCGCCTTTGGTTTCGGTTTCCTCATTTGTTGCCACCAGCCGTGGCCGCGGTCGCGTCCGGTCGCTTTAGCGCCGGATTGCGCCAGCCGTCGTACTCGTTTACGTCGCGCCCCGGATGCGCGTCGAGCCACGCAGCGAGCGGCAGCAGCGCGCGCTCGAGCATGGCGATCGCACGCATATCGGCGATCGCTTCCGCACGCGCGGCGCGGCGGTTCCATAGGTTCATGCGGGCCGCGCTAAGGCGGGCGGCGCGGCCGTGCCAGATAGAAGCGCAAGCGTCGTGAGATCAGGTTCAGGCACCGAATGAATATATGTGGAGAAGCCGTCGAGTAACGACTGGAAAAGCGCCCCGTCGCGATCACGCGCCGCGGATTCCATGAGCGCGCCGAGCCGTGAGACTTCGGGATAGCCAAATGATGCACCCGTGCCCGCGAGATTATGCGTCAGCCAACCGAGCGTTTCAAAATCGCGGTCTTCGAGTTCGCGCCGCATCGCCGGCAGTTCGCGTACGCGCGTCAGGATGTACTGCGCCGTCATGGCCGCGATCCGCGCCACGATTCCGGTTTCCGTCACCGCGTTATCGTTCGCCCGTGCCGTTGAAGACGTTTCGATTTGTTGAATTTGTTTGACAATGACTGCGCGCGTTTTCTGTTGCTCCGCTTCGAGCGCCCACGTATGCGTGCGCGCGTCAATGTAACCCTTCCACAACATCGCCCCGAACCCCGTGAGCGTCGCGAGAATCAACCCGATTTGCGTCAACTGCGTCGACTTCGCGGTTTCGAGCACGGCAGCGTCGGAGCGTTTCGCGACCGCGGCAGCCTCCGCCGACGATTCCGCCAGGCGCGCCGTCGCTGCGGCTTGTTCCCGCGCCGCCGCTTTCGCGTCCTCTACCGCGGCTTGCGCGGTTCCGGCGTTATCGTTTTGGGCTTGCCGTACTTCGTCGGCCTTCTGCGATGCGGTTTTCGTTTGTACGCTCAGTGTCGAGAGCGTCTTCGCCGTCGCAGCCGCCGCCGCGGCCTTCTCGCGCGCTACGGTTCTCGTGACTTGGGCGAGCGTGTTCTGATTCTGAACTGCCTGCAGCGTCAGTAACTCCTGCGCCTTCGCGGCCTGGTCCGCCAATTCTTCCCGTGCCCGCGCGGCTTGCTCCGCCGCGTCACGAGCGAGCGCGGTTTGCGATGCGGCACCCTGAGCCGATTGCGTGGCGGCCGTTTGCGCGATTTGCGTGGCCTTCGTTTGCGCGGCGACGACGGCTTGCAGCCGCGCGATTTCGGCGCGTAGCGCGAGTTCCGCCTTCGACGCGGCGAACAGCGGCGCGACGAGAAGCAGCGCGACCGCTAAGAGTTTCATGGTGTTACGTGGTTACAGTACGCCTATCCCTTTCGGAATCAATGGTTTGGCGCTGACAATAAGAATAGTGGAACAGCCCCTTTTTCAATGCTCTAAATGCCACAAGGCTCAACCCATTGAGGCATTTGGACCTAGAAAACATCGTCCAAGCGGAAGAAAAAGCCAATGCAAGGAATGCGAAGCGTCCTACGCGCGGGCGCGTCACGCTGCAGATCCTGCGCGGGTTAACGCAATCGGGCGTAAGTTTCGCTTGGCGAATCCCGAGAAGTTTAAATTGAGCGTGGCTAAATACCAAGCTACTTATCCCGAGCGCGTCCTTGCCAGCGCTCGTAAATGGTACGCCGCAAACACCGAACAGGTACGACGCCAAGATAAGTTAAGGCATGCCAAACCCGCCGTTCATGCACGGCGTAAGCAAACTACGAAACAGTGGCAACAAACGCACCCTGATAACCTACGTATCCACTGGCGGAATCGGCGCACACGAAAACGGGGATCTGAAGGGAAGTTTAGCCATACAGAGTGGCTTGCCCTAATTAAGAAATTCAAGGGCCGTTGCGTGTGCTGTGGCGTTTTTAAGGGGCTCGACGGCCGTGGTCTTCAAGCTGATCATGTTTTCCCAATTGGCCCGTCCGGCGGTAGCGCCATTGAGAATATTCAACCGCTTTGCCCGGCATGTAATGGCGGAAAAAGTAATCGGCATTCAACGGATTACCGGAAAACGCCCTTTACAGGAAACGGCCAGCAACGCCTATTTGGGTAGTTATCCAGAAACATCACTGGTTAGCTTTTGAGCTATACCGATTAACGTGTCCAATTCTGAATCGTCAAGCGCTGACAACCTGGAGTCAGCCAAAAGTATCGGGCCGCCGCCCGGCGCCGAGACCTCGACGCTTCCGCGATCGCGGTACTTGTCCGGCAGAAAGCCGCGCAGCAGCGTTTGCATGAGCGAGTCGGAGTACACGCGAATCCATCCCGTCCGGTTGCCCTTGTAATAGACCGGTTCGAGCACACCCTCTTTTGCCCTGCGAACGGCCTCGTCTTCGAGGCTTTGCCCGGCCTCGATCTTCGCTTGTTCAAAGCGCGGCGGATACGTCTCGTCTCTCTTTATCCAGTCGTAATGCGAATGCCGCGCGATCTTGCACGCATCAGCCGCTTGAGTGACCGATGCCGTCACGCAGTAGGCTGCAAGGAAGGCTGATTGCTTTGCTTTGTTGCGTTTGTTCACGACTGCAGCCGCGCGGTAGCGCCGCTGAACTTCTCCCATGCCTCGACCATCGCCGCCACGTCGAGACCGTCACCGGCGCCGCAGATCAGTGAATGCGCGCCGAGAATCCATACATCGCCCGCGCCGCGAAAACGCCCGTTTGGGAGACGCGGAACGTCCGGCGTTCCGACGGTTAATTTTTCTAGTTCGCGTAGATACTGATTTTGTTCGGCTTCGGAAAACCCCGTCAGCGCCAAATCATACGCTTGTTTTTCGAGCTTGAGGAGTTGCGCGGCGAGTAGTTCTTCGTTCCAGTCGGACTCCTCCGCGACCCGGTTATCGGCTATGCGGTAGGCGTCACACTGCGCCGCCGTGAGGTTCTTCGCCATATGCACCGGCGCGACCTCCCACCCGTTCAGCATGGCCGCCAGGCGGCGCGTATGCCCGGCGACAATGACGTCCTTTTTGTCCGCAACAATGACTTGTTGCCAGCCAAACTCTTTCAAAATCGCGGCGAGCGTAACGACTGCGCGGTCGGTCAGCTTGCGTGGATTTCCTATGTGCGGGACCAGGCGCTCAATCGGCCACCATTCGACGTCGAGAACAGACCCCGCAACGCCGCCGCCGGCAGCCTTGCGCGGCGCGCGCTTCGTTACCGTTGCGGGCAAAAATAATCCTTTGGACAACGAAACAGCCCGAACCAGTGGCCGTTCTTCGTGAGCCGCGGAGGCACAAGCGGAAACGCGCCGCGCGGGAATGGTTGATTCCGTACCGCCGCGACAAGTACCGTCTCGCAGTGGTTGTCCATTTCGTCCGTCACGATCCGGTAGTAAGGTTCGATACGTTCCGAACCCGGCACGACAAAGAGCCTTGGGCGATCCTCTTCGGGCGTCACCGCTTGGAGCGCCATAAATCCTGCACCGGAATCGTAACGCTCACCGCGCGGCCGAGCATTTCGATCTGCACCGTGAGCGTGGCCTTTTCGCGGTTCCGCACGACCACGCCGCGCGCGCCCTTCAGCGGCCCGCGCTCGACCGTGAGCGTTTCGCCGGGCCGCCATTGCGTCTCGACGAGCGGCAGCGCGGACGCGCACACGATCTGGATGCTGCGGATTTCGTCGTCGGGAATCGC